GGTATGGAAGAGGATGTAGATGGTTACTTTATTAAAGATAATGTGATGTGGAAGTTTCAAGCGAAACGCAGAAAGGCGATACCAAAATGGATTGACCCCGGTAATTCTGACATGACCATTATGAGAGCAGACAGGGGTGAGAGTTATATAGTTATGAAGCTTAGTACATGGGATGATAATCATCCTCTAGGAGCTGGTTTTAAACATAAGGATACAAAAAAGAATGGATAAAATATTGAACTGGGCCAGTAAGTATGGCATCATAAAAGAGCGTTTAAACAAGGCAGATTATTTAATACAAGAATATCATGATTGGTTTGCTGGGTTTGTAAGACAAATCATGGGCGACATAGTAAAGCTTGAACAACGCAAGATGGGTAATACCCGTTTTATAGCTAATACAGAAAGCTATGCTTATACCGCTTTAAAAAGAATTGCAGAACTTGAAAAAGAATTAAAAGAATACCACAAACTAAAAGGAAAGGACAAATCATGAACCCAAAGAAAGTAGAATACAATGAGGCGGATACAAGTATGACGTATGCAGCCTCTGTTTTAAAAGCAAATAGCGGTCATCCTGAATATACAAATGATATACGGGAAGAAATGCAAGACAAATATCCTGAAACAATAGCATCTTTTAAAGATGTTACGCAGCTCATGTTAGAGCTTTTTTCAGTTAAGCAGTCTTGTTATGGCCCCGGTAATATCAGCATGGGTGGAAATAAAGAGTTGGCCTTGCTTGCTCTTTCCATCAGGATGAATGATAAAGTGCAGCGTCTTCTAAACATACTCCACAACAGGGATGGTGAGAACCCTATGGAAAACAGTGAATCCATTGAAGATACATTCATGGATTTAGCTGTTTATGGTGTTATTGCTATGACCGTATTTAAAGATAAGTGGGGTAAATAATGCACATCATAGATTGGATATTAGAAAAGCAGTCAAGGTTACATAAGGTAAGGACAGTAAAGTTTAGAGCTAAGCGGAATGCGGACGAACTTATCAAATATTGTAAGCCTTGCAATAGGACATGGGAGCATGTTAGGCCCGGAAATAATGTAAAGTCTATTGCTCGATATGAGAATCTTCCAACCTATGGAAAGAAAAAAGAGCTTTGCCCAAGATGTAAGGAAGATGAAGTTAGTAATTAACATTAAGGACGAAGAGACTTTAAGACGAATCCAAACGAAAATATGGCGCATCTGTCAGCAAAATAATTGTCAGGTGCGCCTTCAACAGCTTCCAAATGAATCAAAAAGACTTAACCCATACCAAGGAATAAACCTAGATGAAGACTAAATCAAAAAGTAATCCGAACATGAGACAGACCACGATTGAATCTGTTTATAGACATTTAATAAAAAAATACAGGAATAAGGGTATTCCTACGGATATACTTGAAAATAGATTATATCAATTACTCACTAAAAGAGATTAACTCTTTTTAAGCTTGTCTTTGATTGCTAACCCTACCCACTTTTGCAAAGATATACCGCTTTTTAATGCGGCAATCTTTGCGCTAGTGTGTTCTTCCGGTGTTATTTCAACTTTTATAAATACTGGTTTCATAGCGTTTAAACGTCTTTAGTATAAATCTAAATAATCTTTATACCAACGCCTTCCTTTCTTTTGGTTGTTCTTTGCCTCCTCAAACGCAATACTTAACGTTTGTTGGCCTTCATACGGAACAAAAATAACTTCATTGATACCTAGTTCCGGTCTTTCGATTGGTATGGCTATAAAGTCCGCATTTACGTTTTTATCATTTAAATAAATAATAATAGAAGTTTCTGAATTACCTGACGTAGTATGGAACTTTACTTGTAGTTTTCTTAATATTCCATCTCTCTCGGCTATCATATCGCAGCCATCAATATCTATTAATGGTTGGTAAACTGTCCAGCCTTCTTGTATTATTTTCATGATTGTCCGGAGCTCTCCGATGGCTCCCTGTGTTGTGGTGCAGTGTTTGTTTGGCATGTGGTTTGTCCTTTTCTACTTTTCACTGTGTTTGTCCTTTACTTGTTTAGACCGTTTAAACAGTCTCTTTAATTTACTAATGCAATGTCAATTTGTTTTTTATAACTCTTGGTTCTTCGGTTATAGTATATTTAGTTAAAACCCACTCTATACACTTATTTAATAGGTTTTCGTAAAGCATTTGTTCTTCTCCGTCATACGCATAATTATAATGCTTTTCAGGGTCTTTTATTAATTGAATAACTTTGTCTAAATCATCTGTGATATTTGGTACTGTATATCTTATAGCACTTAATTGGCTCGCCCAATGGTCGTTAGATATTCTTGGATTTGATAGAACGGTTCCATCTCCTCCGCACCACATACATTCATCTGAATCTTCAAAACAGTCTTCATTGTGACAAGGTTTATTTACTTTATGAGCTATATTGCAGTTACCATTATTATAATAATCATAGGTAATATTTGTTACCGCTCTCAATACTTCCCCTTCTTTAGTTTTTGCCTTTCCTTCATGGGGTACTAAGGCCTCCATTAAAATATCATAACTTTCTTGATGTTTGCCGCCATCGTTCCAATATGTTTTATTATCGTCAAAATTTTTCATGTTATTTGTCCTTATCTTGTTTAAACGTGTTTAATTTACTAAAAAAAATCTTTGCCGGGTTTACCCTCCCGGCTAGGGTTTGCGGTGTCCTATCTAAAGGCGTACTGATTTGCCTCGTGATTTCTTTGTAGTTTGCGGTACATCTCTTGTACTTTTTTGTATGTTTCGTTGTTCTCTTTGACTATTGTTTCGCAGTCCTCTAACGCAGCAAAATACTCGTTTCTTATTTTGTGTATTAATTTGTAGTCTGTGTATCTCTTGTTCCATCTGAAATTTTTTACATCTTCATCTACAAAAGCTTCTTTATCTCCATATTTTATATCAGCCAAATGAATCTCAAAGTAATTGCCCCAGCCATGCAGCTCCCTACCGCACTCCTCGCCCTTCAGGCCAGTGCCTTGGAATCTTATGGTATCCTTTGGATTATGATGAGCAAAGCCGCCCCCTAAATATGTGCCTTTGAATTTCTCTTCAGGCAATATCTTGGAAAGTTCTTTATCCAGTGCGGTTGTGATATGCTTTGTTACTTTCTTGCCTTGGTATCTTTCAATAATAGGCATAGCAGCAGCCGCAAGCTCTACTCTGTAATTGAACTGTTCTAATCTGAACATGAGTTCGTTTTCTACTTTTTTATGGTCTAATATGTTTATTTTATATTCCATGGTTTTGTTTGTCCTTATCTTGTTATTAAAAATCTTTGGGCTGTTTCTTCAGCTAGGGCCATAGCATCTTTAAATCTTCTTCTTTGGCCTAAATATCCGTTTTCTATTTGTGCTATTACTCTATAACATTTTTTATAATGATTATTTTTTCTTGAGGTGTACTCAGCTACCTGATGTATATCAAACCTTATGTCATTAATTATCTTATAATATGAACCGCCATGAGGTGAACAAGCGTGTCTTATCCAGTCAGTACCCCGTAACATTTTAATTTTATTTAAGTTTTTCATAAAATTCCTTTGGGCCAGCCATAAAGACTAGCCCGTTTAAACGTGTTATTATTTATACTTCCCACATATATGACTCACAACACTGGCCACAAATTGGGGCTCCCTTTGCAAGCATAGTTCTTGACAACCTAACAAAGTATTTTTCTTCGTATTCATTATGGCCGCTTCCACAGTCAGGGCACTCAACTTTAAGCATTCTTGTGCCTTGTTTTTTCCTTGGCTTATAGTCCAAAGCCTCATGAGGATACTTACCTAATTTCTTTTGAATCTTAGCTAGTTTGATATTCATTTCATCACTTGCTATTGTAGCTGTCATTTTACCAGTAAGGCCAATAGCTTTGGCAATACGTCTAAATGGGCCCCTGTGGCCATGTTTACAATTATCATAAGCGTGTATCATTTCATGAGCTAAAACATCACCTACCCGACTTTCATCGGCTAAAACTGGATGGATGAATATTTCATTGAATCCGTTTGTTTTATCGTTAAAGCATTGACCGATAGCAGCATTTCTTTTTCCGCCTTGAGTTGTAAAGCCGCATGATACTTTGACTTTGCTCAAGTCTACTGGGTAACCAGCTGGCTTGAAGAATACTTCGTTTATTTCTTTGGCCATTGCTACTAAATATTGTTCCCTAGTTTTAAATTGTCTCATAATTGTCCTTTCTTTAATGTGCTGAATTGTTCAGCGTTGTGCAATATTATAAATTAATATATATTGTTGTCAATAGTTATTTTAGTTTATTTGTTAAACTTGTTGTCAAATGATTATTTTATACAGGTATATAGTATAGTATTTTTCATCAATTAATAGAGTGTTTAAACATGTTAAATAGTGAACCAGTAAAAACCGCTAAAAAAGGCCCTAAAACCGCTCAGGCTGGGCCCATTAGGAACGCTAAGGGGCAATTTATGCCCGGTTCTGTTGTGCCCGGAGGCGGTAGACCAAGAAAGCTTAAGATTCTCGAGGGTGAAAACCGGGAAATGGTTATAAATAAAGCCCTTGGCATTATTCAGGAGGGCCAAGATAATCCCCTGTATAAAGATGTATTATTAAAGCTTATAGATAAGGTTATACCGTCCTTAAAGGCCACTGAACTCAATATAGATAATGGCTCAAGCAATTTAGGCGTTATCGTATTGCCTAGCAAAAAGCCGCTTGATGTCTCTACCCGTCTTAGTAAGGCAGATGTTATCGAGGAGGAGGAGTAAAATTGAGTCAGGATTGTGTCAGCTATGTGTAGCAATATGAGCGGTTGCATTAAAATTGTTCACGCTATAAATAAGGTGTGGGGTGTGCCGAGGGACAGCGGGGGGTACCTGTTGGGTTCCCATGCCCTAGGTCTAAACTACGAGTAAAAATATGAATGTAGCTTGGCAACCACACGAAGGCCCACAGACCGAAGCATTAAGTCGCAGTGAATTTGAAATCCTCTACGGAGGTTCAAGAGGTGGCGGAAAGACAGAAGCAGGTCTTGCATGGATGGTAGAACCAGAATTTTTACAAAACGAAATGTACAGAGGTCTTGTTATTCGTAAGAATGTCGAAGATTTAAGAGACTGGATAGACAGAGCAAAAATATTTTATCGCCCCTTAAACGCTAAATTCATAGGACAGCCCTCAGAAATACGTTTTCCCGGGGGTGCAATCATTAGAACTGGCCACTTAAAAGACGAAAATGCTTACGAAAAGTATCAAGGACACGAATATCAAAAAATATTAATAGAAGAGTTGACGCAAATCCCGCAAGAAGAACAATATTTAAGGTTAGTTTCTTCCGCAAGGTCAACAATAGGCTTAACTCCACAGATTTTTGCTACTACAAACCCCGGTGGGCCCGGAATGGGCTGGGTAAAAGCTCGCTGGGTAGACAAAGCACGTGGAAAAACATACGTAGACCCAGTAACTACAAGGACTAGAATCTTCATTCCCGCTAAAGTAACCGATAATCCCACTTTGATGAAAAAAGACCCCGGATATATCCAATATTTGGATGGCTTACCGGAGGAACTGAGACGGGCATGGCGTGATGGAGATTGGGATGTCTTTGTAGGACAGTTCTTTAAAGAGTGGCGCAGGGCAGTTCATGTCGTACAACCCTTTAAAATACCAAAAGGTTGGTATAAATATAGGGCGATTGACTATGGATATAGAGCTCCATTTTGTTGTTTATGGGGTGCTGTTGATTATGATGGTAATGTATATATCTATAAAGAGCACTACGAAGCAGAAAAAGAATTATCGCACCATATACGTATGATTAAGCAGCGTAGTGAGGCAGAAAACTATCATTTAACAGTAGGCGACCCTTCTATGTGGGCTAGAAATCCTGTGCGAGTCACAAAAAGGGATTCAATGATACCAACTCACATGTCTATAGCAGATTTAATGGCACAAGCCGGAATCCCGGTAGTAAAAGCAAATAATAACAGGCCAAATGGTTGGGCAGCTATAAGAGAGTATTTACATTGGGAGGGTGAAGAAGAAAACCCGACCAAACAACCACAAATATTTATTTTTGAAAATTGTAAAAATCTTATAAGAACCTTACCAAGTATGGTATT